ACTATAAGGTTTCTCTTCATCAATATTAACAGCAACATGTGTATATGAGTCAGAAACTAATTCTACTGAGGATTTATTTTTTATTGATTGCTTGTTATCTAAACTAATAACATTTGAATTTGGAACTGTTAAAGCAAGATTTCTAACTCCACTATCAAAACCGATAAATAAATCTGAATGCTTTACTCCATAATAAATATAATCTAAAGAACAATGCTGATAATTAATTCTATTACTACATTTACTGTCTAAAATATGACCTAGATTAATTACTCGATACCCATCTTTTTCAAATAAGTCTAAAACATTATCTATATCACTTTTGGAAAATAATTTTTCATGTGCTATTGAAAAACAGCTACTATTAAATGTTACTATCCCCTTGTAACCTTTTCTAAATTCATCAAAATCTTTTTTAACTACACTATCTAATTCTTTATCTGGATAGTATTCTAATTGAGTATCTAATTCAGTTAAGCCAGCTCTCTCATAACCAACATATTCAACTATACTATATTCTTTTCTAGTTAAATCTGAACTATACTGAGGGCTAATATGTAAATCATAAAACTTTTCTGGTTTTAATTGGTTTACAAATTTTGTAATCTGTCCTTCAGGGTTTAATAAATAAGCATCCCAACCATCTTCTATCTTGCCTTGAAATAAAACATAATCATCTATATAAGGTAAATTCTTAACTATATCATAATACTTATAATGTGTTAACCAAATGATTCTATGGTTTGGATATTTTTTTCTTATTTGTTTTATAGCTGGTATGGCAAATAAGCAATCTCCTAATCTTCTCCACAATGAAATACAAACAACCTTCGAATTGTTTTTTACTATAGGCAATTTTGATTTTGAATTTTTTTTTAAATTTGTTTTACAAAAATCTTGAATTTCTCTATTCTTTTTTGAACAATTCTTTTTAATGTAATTAAATATTAAATCTGGAGTTAAATTATCTATACATTTTCCATTATAGGGGCAACTTCTCATTTTAATATCCCTTTTTGTTTTAAATCTTTTTCTATTAATAATACATAATCTATTTCTGAATTGGTTAGTATAAATTTTTTAATTTTAAAATAAGCTTCTGGACTCATATATCCTTTTATCTCTATATATTTTTTATTTTCTATTTTAAAATCTGGTGTATATGTTGTATATTCTAAATCAAATGTATCCGGCTCATATTCCCACTTAATGTTATTCTTATCAAGATATTTTGCATAAGCAATTTCCCAGGAAGAGCGCATATTTATATTTTTATATTCCCCCCAATGTGGTCTTTGGGGTTTTCCATAAAAATGACATGCTTTTCCACTCATTAGTTTGCTATGCTTTGGTCTCTTTATTCCTTTATTCCAAGGAACTTTACCTAAAGCAACCAAACTTAAATTTTTACGATGTTCTTCTGTAAATATTTTTCCTTTATATTCTCCTCGCATTGCTTTACAGAAAGAACATTGACAATCTTTTTTATGACAACTAAAAGATTTAGAACGTTTAGATTTTGTCTTTTCAGAAGTTACTTCAAATTTAGGAAACTTACTTCTATACATTAAAATAGAAATATTATGTTCCTTTTTTAAATGCGTATTTGTAATTGCTTTAAAATATCTATTACAAAGCTTACATTGAACTTTATCCTTCATTTATTTTTCCTTTTATATTCATCAAATTCCAACAAGGAGAACATTCGGTGGGGCTTTGAATTGGGATAGCATTTTTATAATATAAACTTCTCCACTCAGCTGGAATAGTTGTATACATAATTATTTCTTTTATATTAAAGGCTGCAGCAATGTGACTTACAAAGTTATCCATTGTAACTACTAAATCAACTTGAGATATAATACCAAACAATTGTCTTATTGTTGTTTTACCTGTTAAATTTAAAACCCCTTCTACTTCTATTTTTTTATTCCCCACTAGTATTAAATTATAATTTTTAGAATCAAATTTAGAAACTAATTCGTTTAAATAATCTATTCTCCAATTTCTATATCTTTCCAGTCCTTCTATACAAATAACAATATTAAACTTTTTAACATCTATATAATCAGAAACTAAATCCTTTTCTTCTTCAGTTAAATATATTTCAGGCAATTTAGAATCTAATTTTATATCAAACATTTCAGCCATTGAATCAACCCTAGGCTGTTGGTTTCTTTTATCAAGATAATCTTCTGTCATTTTACCTAAAAAGAAATGTTCATCATAATTCTGTAAGTCATCTTCTAACACTACTTTATTATAAGACTCTGTTTTTAAGTTATCTACATTGGGGTTATTAGCAAGAATTGCTTTACCTTCGGGCTTAGTTGAATATGTTAATAATGAATTTGGGTAATTGTTTTTAATTTGTTTTATAATTGCTGTGGTCATTAAAATATCCCCTAATCCTCTACCAGATGCTTCATAGTTGGTATCAAATAATATTTTAATTTTAGAAGACCCATCAACAACACAATCAATCATTTTACCTGTAGGTAATACTTTTGTATTAGTATTTAATTCTATCTTAAATGTTCTAGAAATTCTATTGGCTTCTATAATTCCGTCCCCCCCAATACCTAATACAATTGAAAACTTATGATAATCTTTCTTTAAAAAAGTTGTATTGCCCATAAATTTAGAGGGTGCTTTAACATAAATTAAATTGTTTATTATTATAGGTTTTTTAGGAATGTTTGGTGTTACATGGATAATAAAATAGTTTGCTTTTGACAAATCATCAACAATCTGAATATATTTATCATAATCAGAAATATTGTATGATTCAATTAAAGCAAACTTATACTCCCCTCGAGATAAGGATATTTTTTTAGTTTTCTTTTCAACTAAATTAAATCTTGTCTTTCTATAAATAGAAAATATTGAATTAAATTCAAGCAATACATTACTCCTAAATTTAAAAGGGGGAGACAAAACTCCCCCTATTGATTTTTATCCTAGGATTGAGTAATATCCATACGGACAATCGCATCCCATTTACTAGAAGTCATATGTCTAAGAGTAAAATCAAATCTTTCAAAACAAACAAAAATCTGACTATCTCTTTCGATATCTTCTTTACGTCTAATCTGTACGCCTCTACCCTGACCAATTAATGGCTCAGATTTAGGTATAAGAATAGCCTTATTAGAATCAATATCATCAACATATGAAGATGAGTAAACTTCAACGCCGTAGATTTTAGGTAATGAACCTTTTTGAACAACCTGAGCTGTACCAAAAACATCATTCTTAACACCTCTATCAATTCTTAACTGATGAGCGAACTTATCAGAGCAGATTAAAACAACATCTCCTCTAGCATGAACACCTAAGTTTTTAATACCTTCAGAAATACCGTCTGTCATACCATAATCTGTGGAAGCATTAATAGTAACAGTATCAGTATTCTTCTGAGCGTCAGCTGCAGAATAGAATAATCCTTCTACTAAACTTGTATAATCAGATGAAGTAGCATCTTGAGCAGTAGCAGAAATCATTGCCTTCTCTTCAGCTCTAGCAAAAGCAGTACCAAAAGCTTCTAAGATTAAATCAACGACCATTAAACTTGCGTCATTAATATCATCATTAGCAACCTCGGCTTTTGCAGCTAACTTACCTGGTTTTAATACAACTGCAGAAGTTGAATATTCTAACTGTTTAGAGTTGTCATCACCAACAACTGTTGAAGTACCCACACCTGTTCCTACTTGATAAATATTTTCATCGTCGTATGCAACAGAAGGTATTGATAAAGTTTTACCTGGAACGTTTATAGTTCTAAATAATTGTCTCGCAATATTTCTCTCATATACTTCTTTGATAATCTCATCAGCGATAGGTTTAGGTAAGTAACTTTCTCCAGTACTATCATCTACATATAAATTAGTGTCTGAAGCCATAGCTGTTTTACGTAGTAATGATTGTAGAAATTTCTTTCTTAAGTCTATATCCATTGAGTTGTACCTCCTTATTTTCTAGATTTTTAAATTTTTTATTTTACTAAACTTTCAACAACATACTTATTTTTTATTTCTTTTTGCATATCTTTATCTAACTTATCCCAAACAGCCGGAGTTTCCATAATTTCTTTTAATGACATCTCTTCCAACTGTTTAAGAAGTGCTTCTTCTTCTGTTCCTTTTTCTTCAACAATTACAGCTTTTCTCTTAGGCTTAATTTCTTTCACTTCTTCAACTTCCTCTTCGGCTTCATCAAGCTTTTCAGATTTAACCGCAGTAACAGTTGCTTCTTTAATTGCTTTAATATCTGCAACTAAAGTGCTAAAAGAGTCCAACTTTGTATTGATAGCTTTTAAGGTTTCTTCTAAATTAAATTCCTTTTCTTCCACTACCTCTTCAACTTTTTCTTCAACGTCTTCAACGTCTTCTTTCTTTTCCTCTTCAACAACTTTTTCTTCTTTAACTTCTATATTTTCGTCTTCAACCTTTTCAGTCTTAACATCTTCTACATCTTTTACTTCTTCAACTTTTTCTTCTTTTACTTCTTCTACTTTTTCAGTTTTCTTCTTAATTTCCTTATTCATGATTTCACCTCCAAGTGTAAACTTTCTAATATCTTGTACATATTTTTTCTTTTCAACCATATTGTTAATTAATTCTCTTGTCTTTAAAACCTTATCTAAAGCCTTATTTAAATCTTTTAAATTAATTTCTTCTCTATTATTATCATCTGCTGCTAATAAAATACTGTATACAGCAACTTCTTTTAAATGAGCCCCTGTTAATCCTTCTGATTTTTTAGCTATTGTTTTTAATGCTGTATCTCTATCCTTTATTGTTACGCTTTTCATGTGTGCTTCTAATATTTCAAGTCTTAATTCTTCATCTGGCAATTCAAACTTTATAACATCATCAAATCTACTAGGTCTATCAATTAAAGATTTAGGAATACTTTCTGGGTAGTTAGTACATAATATAGTAACTACACCATCCATAGAATTTAAACCATCCATTTGTGTTTTGATTGTATCTACGGCTGATTTAGAATCTAAATAATCATCTACATCTTCAGCAAATAATATACAAGGTGATAATTCTTTAGCCATTTCTAAATATTGTTTAAATGCCTTTGAATTAATATCACCATAGCTATTTGATAAATCTGCAGATGTAACCCAAATAAAAGTACTCTCTGATTTATTTAATAATGCTTTACCAGTTAATGTTTTACCAGTTCCCGGCTCTCCTGCAAAAATCAATCCCCTTTTAAATGGAAGATTATTTTTTATATAAATATCTTTTTTATTAAAGAACTCTAATGCTCCAACTTTAATTGCTTTCTTTTGGTCTGCTGGTAGTTTAACAGTATCAAAATCCATATCGGGAATATCTAAAAATTCCCCTTTAGCTGTTATCTTTTCTCCAATAAAGAAATTATTTTCTTTTGCCCAAGTTTCATAACCAGTAACAAAATTACTAGCTAAATCTTTTGAAGAACTATCAGAGTAAATTGCTGTATAAAAACAAGACCATGCAGGAAAAACACCAACAACTAATTTATCATTTCCTTTTTCTAAGCAAAAATAGCCGTCTACAAGTAATTCCTCTTTAATATCTCTAGAAGTTTGTAAATTACTAAATACTGGTCTAGTTCTATCGTTACTATTATATGGATTTATATTTATAATTTCTTTGCAAACCCAACCAGCTGTACCTATATATTCTTGTATTGCTTTTGAGATAAGTGCTAATTTAAAATAATTATATGACTGAGTAATAACTTTTTGTTTATGAGATTCTTCATTTAAAAAATTACTAAATATATCCTTAGTAACATAATCTTCTGATTTTCTTGAGCCTCCTAAAGCATACACCTCTTTTAAATCTACAATTTCTTTTTCCTTAACTACTATTACTTTATTAGATTTTACTACTGCTTCAATAGAATTATTAACTATCTTAGCATTTTTATCAAATAAACTTTTTGAAATTACTTCTAATAGTGTAGCTTCTGGGTTGGCTGGAACACCAACTAATGAAACTTCAACCAATTCAATTTCTGTAATTTTATATCCTATTAAATCATCTTCTTTATTTTTTATTTCTTCAGCTTCTTTAACTATACCGCCAATTGAAAAAGCATTCCAAAGCCCCTCTGAAATTTGTTCCCTTAATACTGGTTCTGTATTAGAAATCTTAGCTTTAATCATCAGACCACCAGAAACATAAGCACTCTCTTGAATAACACCAATAGGTCTATCATAATTGTGATTTAAAAATAGAACATTATTAGGTTTCTTTAATAGATTAGAAGCTGCTTTTTTTAAAGCTTCTTCTGAAATTATTTCGCCATGTCTATCTAATCCTGGTGTTGAAGCAAACCCCACAACAAAAAATCCAGAATCGTCTTTTGCTTTAGTCTTTAATGCAAAATCAAAATTGAATTTAGCATTAGGACTATAGTGTTCTCTCTGCATGTTTAACTCCTCGGTACAAAGTTTCATAAAATGATTTTTTTCAAATATGTTTTTCATATATAAATAAAGAAAATATAATGTGGAAAAATTTTAATCTATTTTTAATTTATTCCCAACCTTTAAATATTCTCTATCAAACGTATGTTTTAGTTCTGCACCTAATCCTAAAAAACAAAGCTCCTTAACATTAATGTCGTTTAATAAATTTATCATTTCATCTACTGAACTTGAATTATTTTTCTCATCTGTTTCTAAATATTTCAATGTTAATAAAATTAAATCTGTATTGTCCAATAGTTGTTTTGTCTTATCAGTTATACTCTTAAACAATGGAAGAATCACAGTATTATTTAATTTTAACCCCATAGATATATTGGAATAAATACCTATTGGTTTCTTATGTAAAAATAATGTAGTAATTCCTTTTTTAATTTCTATATAAGGCTTAACTTCTTTTAATGTTAATGGTAAATCATATGTTGTAATTAGCTTCTTCAGATTTGGAATAAACTCTTTAAAAGCATAACATATTAACATCTTTTTAGAAATATACTTTAGCTGTTCAATATCATAAGTATGATATAAATCATCTGATGTAAACAACACACTATCTATTTCATCATCTAAAGAATAATAAAACCCCTTAGGTGTGTTTACTAAAATATTTTCATCCTCTGTTTTAATTACAAATGCCGGAGATAGGCTGTTATTAAGTACACAAATCTTCATCTAAAACTCCTTTAAAATATATCTTCCAATATTTTCTATTATGGTTAGTTCTCATGTGGCATTGTCTACATAAAGTAATTAAATTATTCCATTTATTATTCTTCTTATCGTAATCTTTGTGATGAATATCTAATTGTTTCTCATTTTCTATTTGAGAACCCCCACACATACGACACTTATAATGGTCTCTAAATCTTACTTGTTCTCTTTTAGTATTATCAAATTCTGCACCATACTCTGATAATTCTCCTGTAATTCCCGTACCCCCATGAGATAAACTCATCTGTTTCTTCGATTCTTTTGTATGCTGTTTCCCTTTTATCCACGGAACATAGTTTACTTTAGCCAAACTTAATTTTATTTTATGTTCCTCAGAAAAACATTTACCCTTCCAATAACAAGCATTGTTTATGCTTGAGTTCCTTCTCTGCTCTTCAGTAATAATTCTTTTCTTACCATACATGGGATGATTCTTGCCTTTATAATCTCCTCTTTTTGCTTTACAAGAACAGCATTGACACCCTTCTTTATGTTTTAATTTTCCTCGTTTAGTTAAACAGGAAGCACATTGACAATTATATTTATGATTTAAACCAAAAGTCTTAACAAAAGCAAAATAACATTTTTGACAATATTTTTTACCTGTTATTTCTTTTCCACAATCTATACAATAGTTTTTCTTTATGCTTCTTTCATCTTTACAAGACAACTTTATTTCCATTAACTATTCCTTAATTCAAACACTTTTTTTGATATTCCAACATAACTTCCTTTGGTACATTTAATTGTAACATAAAATCTACCCTCAACATCTGTTGTTGCACTTTGAAATAAATAAAAATAAGTAGTAGTGTCGTCTGCTGTCATAGCAGCCTCATCTATTTTAGTTGTTCCAGCTGAATCAACAATTGTTATTACAACTGCATCTGGACTAGCGGGACTCACAACACTTTGAACTTTAACTATTGTTCCTAAAATATAACTATCAATAGCCATATTCTTTACACCTCCTTAATTACTATCTTCGGTTGTAATTATTTGAGTTATATATCCTGAAAATACTATTGCTTGAGTTATGTATTCAGATGAAGTAATTGTTTGAGAGATATATTCTGAAAATACAGTTGATATTACTTTAACGAACCAAGATACTGTAAATGTATCTATCCCTGTTGCGGTATCTGTTAAAAATAAATCAGCTAGAATTTCAAATTGTTCCTCAAATACTGCTGAATCAATTAATGAAACACCTACCTCTAATTCTATTGTGCTTTCAGAAATTCCAACATCAGAGATAACACCTATAGTTATTGCTGAAATAAATGATTCAAATACTCCTGCTTCAGTTAAATCAAGTTTTGCAATAATGTTTATAATCCCACTACTTACACCAATATCAGAAACTAACATCCCAGTAAATGTTGAAATTGCTTCAGAATAATTTATATTATCTAAAACCGACAACATACTTACAATATTTATTACTGATAAAGAAGTAGCAGAATCTGATATTGCAAACTGATTCATTATAGAAAGAACGTCTGTTAAAGCACCTGAATCTAATACTGTTAAGGCTGATAATATATTTATTGCGTCTCCTAATGTTCCTGTATCTTGTACAGATTTACTAATTAATGAATCGACAACACTTATTAATTCACTTGAATTAGAAGTATCAGATATTAATAATTCAATAATTATAGATAGCAATTCAGAACTTGAAGCCGTATCTGATATACTAAATTGATTTAGTATAGATAATATTTCAGAAGAGCTAGATAAATCAGTTACCAGTTTTGTAAATCCTCCTAATATCTTGTCATCAAATGTCCCTGTGTCTGTTATAGAAAGTGAACCTAAAACGTTAATAACATCTACAGCAGAGCTAGAATCTAAAATAGATAATTGTACTAAAAATCCCAGTAAGTCATTACCTGTACTTGAATCTGATATGCTTAATCTGTTTAATATACTTACTATATCTGATAAACTTCCAACATCGGTAATTGTTAATGTAGATAATATAGTTAATGCATCTGCTAAAGTTCCTTCATCTGATATATTTATACTTCCTAAAACTGCTAATACTTCAGAAGCACTTCCTACTTCTGTAATTAATTTTGTATATGTTCCCAATAGTAATTCTGTAAAGTTTCCTGACTCTGCTACTGATAAACTACTAAGAATTGTTACTAAATCAGAACCAGAAACTGTATCAGATAAACTAAATAAATTTAATACTTCTATTACCATAAGCCCAGAAAATGTATCTGATATTAATAAATTAGAAATAATATTTATTGCTTCTACCAATGCCCCAGTATCAATTATATTTAATGAAGCTAATAATGTTATTATATCAACTCCACTTAAACTATCAAATAATAAGAAACTATTTATTAAACTTATTGTTTCTGAAGATGTAGAAGTATCTTCTATAATCTTTGTAAATAATCCTAATATTTTTTCAGTAGAAGTAGAGGTATCACTAATTAATATTTGTCCTAATATAGAAATTACATCTACTGCACTTGAAGTATCTGTTATAGATAAACTACTTAAAATTGATATTAAATCTGTACCTGTTGCTGTTTCAGATAAAGCAAGTTGTGATAATATACTTAATGTTGAAATTAATGAACCCGTTTCAGTTATATTTAAATTTGTTAAGATTGTTATTATTTCACTGCCAACAATAGTATCAGATATTAATAATAATCCCAAGACAATTAAATCATCTATACTTGTTGAAGTTTCTTCAATTAATTTAGTGAATAATCCTAAGATTTTTTCTTCTGAACTTGAAGTATCTGATAACGATAGGCTCGCTAATATTGATGTTACATCTACATTTGAACCTGAATCCTCTAGTAATAAATTTGCTATTAAATTTAAAGTATCACTTGCCAAAGAAGTATCTGCTATTAACTTAGTAAACAAACCTAATATTAATTCATTTGAAGAAGTAGTTTCAGATAACAATAAAGAAGCCAGTAATGTAATGGTACCGGCTCCAGCTATAGTATCACTTACTGTTCCTTCTTGTTGTAAATAAGACACCACATTATTTGCAGAAGTATCTATTACTAGATTACCTGAAGTATCATATATTTGTTTACCTTCCATATATTTATCCTATTTATTAAGTATTTTTATAGTGTGTTCCACTTTCATCATTAATCCACTAGCATCAAGTATTTTTTTTATACTAGCATAAGCTGCAACTATTTTTTCTTGATTTAATTTGTTTGCCTTTGCTAATAATTCTTCTGTTGTTTCTTCTTTTTTAACGTCTTTTACATTCTCTTTTTCAGACATAACAATACCTTTCGTTTTTTGTTAGTTAAATTATTCTACTCCTGCTATCTTCTTAACACTTCCTATTG